CCCTCATTCTCAAGGTAATATTCCTCAGAACCTTTTGCTACATCTTGATCAGCAGCACGGTAAGATTTTTTAACTTTGCCACCCCTGACCATTTTAAGGAACATATTAACGCGAGCCATAGCCCACTGACCACGGGTTTTCCCGGGTCTGTGACTAGAGGAGAAAGCTCCAGAGCCACGACGATAGATTTTCTTAAGCTGGCCTAGTGTAACTTTTTTGGAATTTTTTTCGTTATGCTCTTTTACTTTATTCTTGAGAGAAGTGATGATTTTGTCAGAAAAGGTAATAGATCCACCTTTTTTACCAGCGGAACCTGATTTATTCTTGCTAGATCCAGACTTCTTTTCAGAAGGTTTAGCTGGAGTTTGAGCAGAACTCTTAGGGCCGCTTCTTTTTGCGGCTTCCATTTCCTGAATTTTTCTTGAAAAATCTAATTCCATCCTATTAGCCTTTACACATTTTATTGAAAAAAATGAAATTATCCTTCACAAGATTTACATTCCATCATAGATCTTGCTAATTCTTGACTTGGATTAGCACTTCTTTGGTAGTAGAAGCCCTTCAATCCATTCTCCCAGCCATAAATCATTAACTCACTAACTTCTTTTGCGGGAATTTTTGGAGACACCATGATATTCAGAGATTGCCCTTGGTCAATATACTTTTGTCTTTGGGATGCTTGAATAACGATTTCTTTCTGGCTGATTTCTCCAAAAGTCTTGAAGATGTCTTTTTCTTTGTCCGAAAGGAAGAGTAAGTGTTGGACGGAACCGCCAGTTTCAAGGATGCTCATCCAAGTCTCTTGATTATCCTGACCCTTTTCAGATAGGAGTTTTTTCAGGTAAGGGTTTTTGAAGGTGAATTTCCCTTTAGCTAGATTTTTGGTGAAATAATTACCATTGAGAGGTTCGATAGATGGAGAAACCTGACCCAAGATAAACGAGCTACTTGTAGTCGGAGCAATAGCTAGGGTGGTCGTATTTCGACGACCATACCCCTCACAATACATAGGCTCCCCTAAACCTCGCGACAATTCTGCTGTAGCTTCATCTGCACGATTACGAATAGTCTTCCAAATAGAACTATTTTGCATTTTAGCCTCCATACTTTCAAACCCAATCATTTTGCTTTGTAGGTAAGAGTGCCAACCAAGAACCCCCATGCCCAAAGCTCTGTGACGCTTGGCAAAATTATGAGAAGATTCCATGAAAGGGATACGTTTTGTTTTTAGGATATACTCCTCCATCACTGCATCAAGAAACGCTACTAATGTCTCAACAGCATCAGTCTTTACAATATCATCCCATCTAACTAGATTCAGAGAAGATAAACAACAAACAAAAGATTCATCTTCTTTTGATGGCAAGCTGATCTCATTACAAAGATTAGAAGCATATATCTTCATGTCTTTGTCTTGATAACATTCTGGCGCGTTATTGTTGGCGGTATCTTGGAAGAATAAGTATGGATAGCCAGTTTCGAACCTCTTCTTAATGATTAAAGCCCAAATCTGACGCTTATCAGAGTCGCCCCCAATCATTGATTTCATCCATTCATCTGTAATGGTTACAGCGAAAGACATGTCTTGAATCGCATTGCCCTCACTCTTGATGCGGAGAAACTCTTTTACGTCAGGATGTTCAATAGGGAGGTAAGCTGCGAAAGAGCCACGACGAACATTACCCTGAGAAACAACAGAAGCAACCTTATCAAATAGTTCCATGAAATGGACTGCCCCAGAAGACTCACCACCAGAATTAATTGATGCGCCACGCTCGCGAAGATCACCAAAGTAAGCAGAAGTCCCTGACCCATGCTTAGTCTGCATTCCCACCTCAGACTGTTTAGCTAAAATGCCATCCATCCTGTCAGGAACATAAACTCCATTACAAGATATGGGTAAACCTCGATCACGACCAAAATTAGACCAAACAGGAGAAGCTAAGGAATAAAACCCCTGCTTCATATAACCCTCAAACTTGTCAGCAAACCCATCTATCCCGAGATACACTTCGGCAGTCTCTGCGATATCACGAATCCTCTGTTCTGGAGTTTCACCCTTCTTTAGATAGCCCCTCTCAAGAAATAACCTTGAGTCATCATTTAGCCAATAGTAATTAGTCATTTAAAATAAGTCCTCTGCGTTGAACGTCTGCGAATTTTTTGAGTACTCGACTGGTCGAGAATAAAAGAAGTCGGTAGCGTTATTGCCAAGCAACTCCTCTTCAAACCAGATTGTATCTTTTAGCAGATTTTTGTCAACATCAAAAGCTTGTTTAAAGCCGATTTTTTCTAATGAGTCATTAATTCTATTTTTAATGAATTCTTTTAGGACGGGAGCGTTGAGACCTTTCTCTTGAATGCCGTTGACCATCCAGTCAATAATTTTACTCTCAGCTTTAAAAGCTTGTTGAGCTTCGTCAAGAATGCGTTCTTCTAGCTCCTCATCAAAAAGCTCGGGATGCTCTTCATGAATAGTGTTAATGATTTTCATTCCGACTAAAGCGTGAACGTTCTCCTCATTACGGGTATACTTAACCTGTTGATCGGTATCCTTAAGAACATTCTTAAATCGAGCAAAATGGTTAATGATGTAAAATTGGGAAAACAGCGACACGTTCTCCACAAAAAGAGTAAATAGGATTAAAGCGTAAACATATTGCTTCTTGCTATTCTTGTAGAATTTATGGGTGTACTTCCGAAGGTAGTTTACTCGACCTTCAATAAAGTCAAGTTTAAGATTCTCTTCAAAAACTTCTTCTAACCCAAGGACTTCCAAAAGTCGCTCATAAGCGTTATTGTGAATAACTTCGACATTAGCCATAACGAATCCAAGATCACTGAAAGAAGGGTGAGGAAGGTTATCGCCTAGCTTGCTCCAGAATTTCTTGACAGCGACTTCGATCTGCCCAATAGCCGAAAGAGTCCTAACAATAATCTCCTTTTCCTGCTCACTTAACACGACATTAAAGTCTTGTAAATCAGAGGTAAAACTGAATTCTTTATCTGTCCAAAACCCATTGTGCATTGCTTCGATGAAATCTTGCGCCCAAGGGTAATTATCTGGCTTCCTGCTTACTTGCTCTTCAAAAATCATATCAAGGATAAGTTACACTTTAACGGGATTAAGGTCCATGTCAATTTCAAATTTTATTATTTTTCTTATTGACAAGTTTTTTAATGTCTGTATAATAAGCGTTAACCGCTGAAAAAATCGGAGGTTACGTTTCCTTTTTTCGAAGCTTAACAATATCCATATACGTAATAGTTACAGATAACGTTTGATTTATTATAATCTAATAAATTATATTATAATAAATAAGATTCTCTTAATTTAAAATACAAATATCATGAAGACCGATCAGGAATTAATTAACGAGATCAAAACATTTGGGGACGAGTCCAGTTTGATGGAAATCATAAACAGACATTCTGGGATTTACCACGTAATGGTAGATAAATTCTTGTCTGGACAGGCAAACACCCAAGAAAGGCAATCTCTTATGGAGGATAAAGAATTTACAATATACAGCTCTGTAATAAAATTCGACCCAGACAGGGGTGCTAAATTTCCTACTTATCTAGCCCTCGAAACGAAATGGAAATGTTTAAACATTCTAAACAAAAAAGGGAAATCCAAAGAATGCTCTTTTGAAGAAATGATCTTTGAACCAAAAAGCTCTGGAGGCTTTGAAGAATCAGAGAGGGAAGAGGTCTTTTCCTTGTTTAAAGAGTTTGTGGAGAAACAAAGTGACAAAAGAATGAAAAAAATATTTGACATTCGATACAATGGCTACCATAATAAGCTTACACCGTGGAAGACCGTTTCTAAGGAATTGGGGATGAGCATCCAAGGTGCAATCAATGTCCATAACAGATGTTTGGGCGAGTTCAAGAAAAAGCTAATTAATTATGTATAATACAATTACCTCAGTAGGATATCTGGTCAAAGACCCAGAAGTGAAGCAATTATCAGGTGGAAAAACCGTAGCGCGTCTTCGCGTTGGTATTTCTCCAAGTAATGCAAAAACAAAATGCTTCATTGATCTTGAGGTTTGGGACAAGACAGCAGAGATTGCTGCGAAGTATCTTACCAAAGGTCGTGAGTTCGTCTTCTCTGGACAACTTGCTATGGACACTTGGGAAAAAGACGGGAAACAAAACTCTCGTTACTATATCAAAGGAAGAGATGTGCAATTTCTGAATAGTGGTAAAAAAGAAGATTCGGCAGATGCACCAAGTGATGCTCCTAAAGAAAATTCTTCAGATCCTGCTGACGACGAAATTCCATTTTAAATGAGAATTCTAGTTGAGACACCCCTTAACCCTCTTAGCCTTGGTAATGTTGGTTTCAATATTATCAAGGAGCTAATTGGGAAAGGGCATGATGTTGGAATCTGGCCGACAGGAGAAGTTGACCTGAAGGCGTATGAAGTCTCAGAAGAACTTAGCCAAAAAATACAACAAGGTATTGAAAATAGATATTCTTATCTAAGTGAAAATATACCCGTTCTCAGGATTTGGCATTTAAATGGCTCAGAAAATAGAAAAAATGAAAAACAATATCTTTACACGTTTTATGAGTGTAATAATCCTACAACAGTAGAAAAATCACTTTGCAATGCCCAAACGAAAACGTTCTTCAGCTCCTCTTGTGCCGCTAATTTGTTTAGCAGCACTTCCATTCCTCTTGGTCTTGATAAAGAATTCAAAAGGACAGAAAAAGAATACTTGAATGGGGTGACCCATTTTGGTTTAATGGGCAAGTTTGAACATAGAAAGCATACTGCTAGAATTATTCAGGCTTGGTTGAAGAAATACGGAAACAATCCAAAGTATCAACTCTCTTGTTTAGTTAATAATCCCTTCTACAAGAAGGAGGATATGGATAAGGCTATCAATTCTGTTTTAGGTGGAAAGAGATATTCTAATATTAACTTTTTACCTCATTTAGAAAAGAATTCTGAAGTTAATGAGTTTTTGAATGCTATTGATATTGATCTCACGGGACTGTCTGGAGCGGAAGGTTGGAATCTCCCAGCTTTCAATGCAACTTGCCTCGGCAAATGGAGCATTGTTCTTAACGCCACATCCCATAAAGATTGGGCTACTAAAGATAATTCCATCTTGGTTGAACCTTCGGGTGAAGTAGACTGTTATGATAACGTGTTTTTCAAAAAGGGATCTCCCTTCAATCAAGGAAGTTTCCATGACTGGAAAGAGGAAGATGTTATCAAGGCAATGGAAGAAGCCGAAACAAAAGTGGGACAAATTAACACAGAGGGTCAAAAGTTAGCAGACACTATGACATATTCTGTCACTGTAGATGCTATAATGTCCTATATTGCCAACGATTTTGATGTGGCATAGATACTGTTAAACAAACTGCATAATGTATAACACTAATAACTACAGGATGACGGATGAAGGCAAAGCTTATATTTTTGAATATGAACTAGCTGGATTTACTAAAAAAGATGTTGAGCTTACAGCCAGAGAACTTAAACATTGGACTTTACTAAGCGTAAAAGCCGAAAAGGACTCTAAGAATAGATCGACGACATTCAGGATGCCTAATAAGATTTCAATCGAAGAAATTTCATCAGAGATGAAAAATGGCCTACTGAAAGTAACTCTCCCAAAAGAAGAGGATAGGTCGCAAATCAACATCAAAGTTAATTAACAAAGAGGGGGGTAGAAATACCCTCCTTTTTTATATATAATAAAACATGCCTTTATATACTTACAGACACCCCGACACAGACGAGCATAAAGACGTTTTTCAGTCTATGAATGAAGAGCATATCTATATAGATGGTTTTGGGGTCGAGTGGAAACGGGTCTATTTTGCCCCCAATGCATCTATCGACTCCAACATTGATCCGTTTAGCCAAAGGCAGTTTACGGACAGTACAGGGGGGAAGAAAGGTACTGTAGGGGACATGCTTGACTATTCAGCAGAAATGAGTCAAAAACGAGCGGAAAAATCTGGAGGATCAGACCCAGTTAAACAAAAATACTTTAACGATTACGCCTCTAAGAGAAATGGTCAACGACATATAGCGGAGAAGAAAACTTATGAAAGCAAGAATGTTAAGGTTGATTATGATTAGAACCTACCTTTGGTAGCGGTGTAAGTTTGTGCAATTTCTGATGCTGTTAAAGATCTATCGTAACAGTATAATTCAGATATCCTCCCATTTAAAAATTGATTATACCCTCCGCCTTCTAGATCCACACCTAACATTGATGATGAGCCAGACGAACTGTCTACAAGAGATCCGCTAAAAGATTCTTCATAGAATAAACTTCCATTCTTATACATTTTTAAGTCGGAGCCGTCATAAGTAAAGCCTATAAATTTCCATACGCCTTGACTTGAGGAATTTGTCGAAGCAAAATATTTATTTACAGTTGAAGGGTCAGTAAATAACTTTAATCTAACTTCAATCTTCCCATCAGACTCAAAACCTAGACGTATAGCTTCTTGGTGGGTGGTAGCGTCTGATCTAAGATAAACATAAGGGCTATCTACAAAAGAGTCTAATTGTAACCAAGCAAAAACGCTTGTCTCATTATTGCCGTGGGAACTTAACAACGGTGAACTCCCAATATCAACCCTATCATCGACTCCATCAAATTCAATACTACCTCCATTGCCAGAATTAAAAGATGCCCCATTTACAAGTGTCCCATCATACCCATTAGGGCTTCTATCTTTCCATGTAGTCCCACTTCCAGAATAAGACAATTTATCTGAAGCGTCAAAATGCGAAACTAGCCCATCAATAACTATATTTTTACTTTTTTTAATTTTTAAGCCCATAATTTTAATTAGTAATCTCAAAGCTAAAACCTAAAGAATAGCTCATGTCCCCATTGACATTCATTTGATAAGAAGAATTTTCTAGTTTTAAATCTTCAAATGAAAAAGTGTTTTGATACTGATCTTCTGTATCTATAACCTGTATCTCAAAGTCGTATCCTGATTCGCTTGTAATCAAGGAAGAGATTTCTCCTGTAGCAAAACCAGAAACTAAAAAACTTAGATTAACTGAAGATGTAATTGGGTATTGAATTTTTCTACCATATGGGTAATCACTACCCAAACCAAATAGATCAACCCTTTTTATAGGGATACTGAATGAAAAAGATTGCAAATGAGCATCCCCACTAATAGGCGCTCCTCCAATTTGTAGATTCTGGAGTGTCACGTTAACATCAGTAGGAGAACATAGAGGTGGATTGAATCTATTTACAGTGCTATAATAATCAAACCCACTCACCTTCGCATTCTCCAGTTGGACCACGCCAACACCTTGATTATTACCAGACTGTAGATTAATAGCTGGATTCTGGGATTCGTCAAAATATCCCTTCTCCACCCTGATGTTTGAGCATTTATAAGAAGTAGATACAATAGGAGGAGACCCTACAGAAAAACCTAAAGAGTAATTCGTTAAAAAGGCGTTACCAATAGAAATAACTTCTGCATCATCTTCTAAACTACCAACTTCTGAACCCCCATCTACGATAACATCGGAGCCTTGATTTTCATGATTAACTATATAAAAATTTTGATCTTCATTCGTATAACCTTCGAAAAACCCAGTAGCTGAATAAGATGGATTTGAATCAACTAGACCTAACATGTTTTCGTTTAACATCGCTGGGGTATAGAGATAACTTATAGATAAATCAACATCTGGCATCCTAGTTATATCATTAACAGCCAAACCCTTAGATCCGACCTGCTTTGACTTTTGCCTTTGCTGAGAGAAGCCAACACCCACGCTTTGAATAGTACTCATGTAAGCGCCACTCATGCTTGAATCTATTCTATCATCAGTTGTAAACGCTGGTCTTTGCCCAGCAATCACAATTGAATTATTACTCTTTAAAATATCTCTAGCCATTTTAATTTTCTTTTATTACGCCTAAAACATCCTCAATGAGAGTTACTTCTAAGTCGTGAGAGTTTTTATACTTCCATGTATGCGACCACTCAGGGCAATACATAGCTTTCGGTCTATTATAAACAGATGGAATCTCATGTCTAAAGTTTCTGTAGCCTCCTTTATTCTCTAAGAAATGAAGCATAGCTTTCAATTGCTTGTCTGTTATGCTAGTAAACTTATAACTTATAGGGAATGATGCGTTGTTATCTTTGTTTTTAATCCTTAAAGGGAATGAGTTCTTGAAATTTAATTGATCGTTTTTTAAATCAACACTGTTCTGTAAACCAATATCAGGCTCAAAGAAGAAATCCTGTGACCATTTAGACGAAGACCCTGTTGGCCCATCTACGGTTTTATCTGAGGAATTGTGATCTTCTGTAGAATAATAAAAATTATCTAGCTTATTAGTATTAACTCCTGAATAAATTATATCGTACTTGTCATAACTAGTGGAAGTAGCCCAGTTCTGAAAATTATGATTCAAGAAAGTCATACCTGACCAGTTTAGGAGATTAGGGGCTTGATCAACAGTTAGGTTCGCTGCAACCTCATAATGCTGATTATTCATATGGTTCACTGCATAATTGTCGCAAACTCCAGATAATTTCTGATAAATGCCAGAGTTGTCTATGTTGAATTCAAAAAGATTCGAACCATTTTTGCTCTCAATAAAAGCGATAAGGCTTTGAGCGTTTGATTCGTTAACATCATACCTAACATCGAAAGTAGCGCTTAAACTATTTAAAGAATCAGGCAATCTATTTACATAAAAATCATCTGTATCATAAGAAAATGATTTAGAGGAAAAAGAAGCCTTAGATCCATATACAGGAGTTAATTCTAATCCAGAATAATCAGCCTGTATTGTTACCCCAGATATATTTGAGTCTCTATTATAGAATAAATCAGAAGCCATGACCAATATAATTTAAATTTAATTTTAAAGAACCGTTTGCCGAAACATTTAAACTTTCGCTAACTAAAGATGCATTTGGAATACTGAGAGTTTGAATAGCAGCACCAGTTCTGCCCTGTATAGCAAAAGAAACTGTTTTATTTTCCCTGTTATCCAAAAAGTTATAACCACTCTCAAGAAAAGCATCATCTACATCGACTTGAACTTGAGCAGAATACTCTAAAGGGCCAATGAACTCGATATCTGAAGAGCTTCTTTTCCCAATAGTAAAATGTTTTTTTCTCAACGAGTTTACCGAATAATCAAAACCTATAACTCTATTCGAAGATACGTTATCGCAAGTTATACTTATAGAGCCTTGACTTGGTATGTCTATAGCGGGATGAGAAACAGAACCAGAAGCACTTTGACCACTTCTTAATTCATCAACAATATCAAACTGAGCGTTCACTTTAGGGACAGAACCTACTGCACAATTTACGGAGTAATTATTTAAATAACCACTTTCGAAACCGTAAGACCCACCATTGTAATGTATACTACCAGACATATTAACGTCTCCAGTATAACTAATGATTGGGTCATTATAAATCAAATATCTAGAAAAAGAAACCTTTTGATTAGTAGGCCCACCATTGACAGTTAAACCTTCTGTAGCTCCAAGCGGTTTAATTATATTCGATGAATTTGAATATGAAATACTGGCATTATCAATCCCAGACAATTCCTGCCCAGAAATAAAAATCCTTACTTCATCATTTAATCTTGCTTCAAACATTACTTTCTAAGTTGCCCTCCAAGTCTTTTTTCGTCTGTAATTACTTGTTTAACTACTGTTTTTATCTTCTCGCTCAATTCTCTTTGCTGTTTGCTTGTGTCTTGTCCACCTTCATTTTGCTCTTGTCCAGTCGATCCGTTAATTGTGATATTAATATCGCCAGCTTTACCAGATTCTTGAGTCACAGTTATAAGCTCTTCCATCTTAGCTACAAGTTCAGCTGAATCACCCCCTGACGCAGAACCACCAGCGTTAGCTGCTGCTAGATTATCAGCACCAATTCTTTGAGTCGCGGCAGAGTTCATGACGAACTCACCACCAGAAAGCATGGCGGGAACTGTATCAACTCCTCCAGCAGAAGGGATTAAACCTCCTGTAGCATACCCCCCTCTTCCCAAGTAGGTTTGCATCGTTCCGAACCCAGCCGATTTCTTTGTATCCATTAAGAATGGTAACATGGGTGTGATTGGTCCCCCTATATGTCTGGTGGTGGGTAGAGAGTCGCTTGAGCTTGAACTAAATGTTGGGGCAGCAATTGAACTAGCACTTGGCACAGTAGCTCTTGATGCAGTTGCACTTGGCCCAGTAGCACTAGCAGCATCTGCGCTATATGATCTAAAATCTCCCGCTCCAAGAGCTTGGCTAAAATTACCAGTAAAAAGATTCTTTAAACCGCCCACATTAGCCATACTCCCATCAGCAATTTTAGTTTGACCACCAAATAGAGTTCCTTTTAATCCTGCCCCCATCTTTTTGAAAAATCCTCCTTCAGTACCTTTAAACCCAGTTTGAAACCCTTTAGCCATTGAACTCACACCAACGCTGACAGCAGCACTAATCAATGATCCTTTCAAAGAGTCCATTAAGGCTTTTTTTCTAGCCTTTTCTTGCTCTTCTGCTTGTTTATGAGCAGCCATTTCTCCCAAAGCTAAATCAAAAGCTTGCTTCTTTGCGCCTTGGTATTTTTTTTGCACTCGACTATTCCTTCTGCCAAACATCGTCATATTCTGCATTCCCGGATCATTTGTCTGAGTGGCAAAACTCATTAAATCTTTCATTCCAGTTATAGGTCCAGCACCTTGGAATCCGGGCATAGCCATTCCTCCCCTAGCGAAACCTTGAATAGAACCATTATTAAGAGATGACATGAACGCCGGACCATATTTCTTAACAGCTTTCTTGTTCATCACGAACTCACCACCCATAAGCATAGCTGGGACATCATCTTTAGTTCCAGACCCTCCTGTGATTGCACCTCCCGCTTGGTTTGGATTGCTCTTAAAAGGTGATAAGAAACCATCGACAGCATTTTTCATAAATGCTTGGCTTACGATATCAAGGAATTGTATAGCAGTCCCTATTAAAGCATCCCCTAAATCTTCACCTTGAGCAATAGCTTGTGACATTGCACTACCCATATTATGAGCAAATTGTGCGCTAGCAGAACCCAAAGTGTTACCTAAAGTGTTTAGTGAGTCATCTGCATCTTCAACAGAATTATTAAAACCTGTAATAAATCCAGCACCAAAAGCACCTTTCTCTTTGATTAAATCAGCTTCAAGTTGAGCTTGTGTTTTCTTTCCTTTGGCGAGTTCTAATTGAAGTTCTAATTCACTAGTTTGATTTCCCATCGCAGATAATTGATCATCAAGTATTTTTAAATGATCTTCGTCAATATTTCTCCTAATTGCAGCTACGTCTTTCGCGTCCCTAATCGCGTTCAGTGCATCTTCACCACCTTTCTGCTCACTGTTTTGAAATTTATTAATCGCGAAATCTCTAGTCGCTTTAAACCTTTCATCTTGTGCAAGCTTCAGTTGTCTTTCGAGATCTAATGTTTCTTTTCTGGCCGCAAGATCAGCAATACTAGCCTCCCTCATGGTCGAGTCAACTCGCCCCGAAAAAAGTCTAGGCTGTGACAAGCTAGACATTTGGCTTTGTATATTTACTTCTTCACTTGTTAGTCGATTTATACCAGCAGTCCTGCTAGCTCTTCTTCCAGCTAGAGCTTGAGCGTTTTTGAATTCTAGCTCACCTTTACTTAAAGTTGTCCC